CGAGCCGGTGGCCGCTGCCGTGCCAGCTTTGACCTGAAGCGAGACGATACCCTTCCTGAACGTGTTACTGGTAGAACCAGAGCCGTTCGGGCCTTGGTACGGTGAGGCAGGATTCGACGCGTTGTAGAAAGGCAAAACCACCGGACTTGCGCCAGTCGTAGGATCCAGGCTCACATCGGCATCAGCATATGCGGCCTGTACCAGATAGTTGATCGTTTGACCTGTCGTACCTGGCGGCGTGAATGCTGTCACGCCGGTAGTAGCATTCGGCACAACGACGGTATCCAGAGCAATCCCCTGTTTCATCACTGAGTGCGCAGTATCCGCCGGTAACGTCCCACACACTGTCGCCTCCAGTTGGGCCATTTGATAGAGTTCGCCCGGTGCGATGTTGACGAACAACGCCGGCACTGATTGCTGAGTGCAGGACAAGCCGTTGGCAATCGTGGTGCTGCCAAACAGGGCCGCGACTACCTTCCCGAGCGCGACCATCTTGTTTTGATCTGGTTTGCTGAAATTCCATTCCAGAATCGATTGCCCAATGTAGGTCTCGATGCGGTCCATAAAATACGTTCTCCAAAAGACAAAGCCCGCACGAAGCGGGCTTAAAGGGTGACTGGTTTAAGGCTATGGATGATTCGTTATGGCGACCCAAGCAGTAATACCGCCTGCCCGTGTCGCGTTGACTGCTGCATAAATATCGGCGTCGCTGGCGCCGCTGCTGAAGTTCGACAGTGATCCTAAATATGATGTCGACAGCGGTGTGTTCATTGCCGTTATTTTCGGCGCCTGCGTGAAGCCCGCGCCCATTGACTGCCCTTGTTGGGTAGGCCGAAAGGCAGTCACCAACACGTTGTACGGAAAACCGATCGATCCCATCCGTGCCACACCGCAATAGCCTGGCGATGCGGGAGCATTCATCGCGCCAGAATCATTCGGCATTGCCGGCTCGAACATGATTGGCGCATATCCGGTCAACGTCGTGAGTACTTTGATGTATGCCTTTCTAGTCGCCCGCTCCTGAAACAGATTCACGCGGATACGAGCCAGAAACGCCGGATCGAGTTCTCCCGTCTTCCGCGGCAACTTATCGCCGAAAAAGTCATAGGAAATCATGTCAAGCCACGCATCGGTGGCTGTCAGGATTCGGGTTTGGGCTTTCGCGTAGATGAATAAGCCGTAGGAGACCGCCAGAACAGAGGCGATTCCGGACAACACCGCTTCAAGAATCGGTGACGAGTCGGGGAACCAGCCATTCGGCAAATAGCCGCGCAGCCGGGTAAAAATATCGTTGCTATCACCGGTTGCCATTAATTCACCGTCACGGAAGTAGATTTGATTTCCTGCACGCCGCTGGCGATTAGATCACTGGTGCCTCCATTCAACGTCCAACTGGTCACGTTCGTCACGTAAGGCGATGCGTTGTAGGCGATCGTCGATAAGAAGGTGTATTGGAGCGACGTGCCCATAGGTAGGCTATTGATGTACGCCAAAATCGCTGCCTGCACAATCGCAGTCACGGCAGAGTGTGCCGGCGCACCAGTTGCCGTCGACGTCGTTATATTCATCACCACCACCGCGGTCAGCAGCGTCGGCCCAAACACGCCGTAGGTGATGCCTGCCGCCCGAGTTGCTTCAACTGCGGCCGCGACGTTGTTCTTGACCGTGGACGACGGTGTGCCGGTACCGTCGTCGACCACAACAGTGAGCAAGCCCGCTTGAGCAGCGCCAGCAAAAGTTAGGTTCTCGATGATCCGGTAGGTCAAGCCCTGCTTGGTCGCCAAGATAGCGGCGCCGATCGCGGCAAGTGTCGCTTTGGACAGGCCTGCAAGGTACAAGATGAAGCGCGCGCGGTATGGGGCATCCTGCTCTGCGTCGAAGCCGTTGGCAAAGGCCGTCGCATTTGTCACCATGTCGACGCCGGGAATCGATACCACTAAGTCGCTGATAGCACCAGCAGCCACGTTGCCAAGCGCGCCGGCGGTAAGTGCCTGTACCGTAACGCTGACGCTGGCCTGCCCAGCGGGCAGCACATATGCGCCCAGTGCCGCGTTATATGCAGCATTGGACGTGTCCGCAATCACTGCAAACTGCACGCTGCCGTCAGCGCTCTGCACGACGGCTGACGTGCCGACGGGGATAAGCGCCTGTGCCGTTGGGGTGAACCGGGAGAACGTTTCCTGGCCAGATGATGCATTCGCAGCAATCCGGGGGAAATTGAAGTCCGCGAACCACGAGTCAAGATCGGGGCCGCTGGATGTTGACGCCCTGGTGATGGCCAGCAGCGTCAGGATCATGCCCTGGAACCAGAGGCTGACGCCTGCCATCGCCTCCCCGATCGCCAGAAGGGTCGAGCCGGTGCTGAAATCCAGCAGCTTTTTGGCACTCCCCTGTACCGCCGTCGCGAAATTCTGGACGATCTGGGTAAAGGAATAGGTCTGCATTATTGGCTCACATCGAAATTGAGGATTACCGGATCGCCGGTGGTTGCATCGTTGTAGCGGATCACCGCGCCCAGTACGTCTCCGTTGGAAATCAGCTGCACGTCTGGGCCGACTGGTGCCTGCGACACACTGGACTCCATTTGCATCTGCGCCTTGATCTGCGCTGTCGTCTCGGCGATATCAACGGGTGAGCCGACCCGGCGGCCGAGGCCCGCGCCGTAGGTGACTGCGAAGGTGTAATCAGGGGACGCCGTCACGTTGCCGGCGCTGTCGGTCAGCTCGGGGTTGGTCAGCAAGCGCCGATAGCAGCGCTGCTCGCCTGTCTTTGTCGCGTCAGCGACGAGCAGATCCCCCGTCGCCGACAATTCGAGGTCGGAGCCGTAGTAGTGATGCAAGTCAAACATTAGCCGCCCTTGATAGTGGTGGTCGTGTGAGTACCTTCAGCCATTTGCTGCAGGGGTGGATCGCTCTGAGAGCCTGTCGCGTTGATCTTGTGTGTATGGCCGTTGAACAACGAAATAAACACGTTGGTGACGAAAGTCTTCAGCGACTGGCCGGCTGCCCCGATACTGATAGTCGGCGCCGTGATGGCAGCAGAAACCGAGGCCACCACCGCCGCTATCGCCGTCTGAATCGTGGTATTACCCGTCACGGTTGCAGTCATGTTGCCGGTCACCGCAGCAATGAAGTTACCGACCGCATTGAAGCTAATATCGCCGTTGGTGAGCATCTTCATGAACGAGCCAGTCTTGTGGACCGCCCAGACCTCGCCAGAAGGAACCGGGATAGCCTGATTCTGCGTTGAGAAAAACCGCCCTATGATCGCGCCTGAGTTGAAATCTCCTTCAGCGAACACGACCATCACCAGATCGCCTACATTCGGGCCGACTGCCACCCCGCAACCGTTGCCAACACCCAGGGTGCCCAGCGGCATCCAGCCGCTAGTCTTTCCCTCTGGCTGGATCGTCACCTTGACCGCACCGGTGTTCTGGTCGTAGCTGCTGATCTCGGCCCAGCGCGGCAGGGACAGCTGATTTTGTCCAAGACTCGCCTGCGCCCGCATGGCATTGCTGAGCAGGTCATATCCGTTCATAACGATCCTATTTCCGATTCCGGAGAATGATTTTTCGCGGATGCCCGCATAATCCAGCCCCCCTCAAACGACATCGACCGGCTGAGAGAGTCCGGGTAGTAAATCTGGTCGTATGCAGTGTCGGTGCCGACCAGCTCGATGATCGAGTTTCCGTCAAGCGCGTCGTCAGGCGGCATCTCAAATGAAATCTTCATTTCATGCTGAATCAGTTGCTCATATAGCTTCTGAGCCATCTGCGTCGCCTGTTCCTGCGACAGGTTTGGAACGACCCTGGAGTAAATCTGCGTGTTGCCGAAGGTGCTGGCCTTCCCTGCCTGGATCGTCTTTGACTTGGAGGGATACTGCGCCGTGAAGCCCTTTTGCTGCTTCGCGTTCCATGACCTGATCACTACCTGAATGCCGCGGGACACTGTCAGCGCTCTGGAGCACTGAAGCTGCTCGAAGTTCGCCGACGGCGTACCGCCGTTCTCACCCTCAACGTAGATCAACTGAAACGGAATCGTCGTCGCTGCAGGTGGTGGCCCGAAGTACAGTGACTTGCCACGAACGTAGACGACGAATCCTTCGTTGCCAGCCAGGTAGCAGAGCACATCCCACTCACTGCGCGAGTCCGCCATGTTGGAGTGATCGATTTCGTAGTACTTGCCTGCCTTCGTCGTAGTCGGCGTGACAACCGGCGTCAGCCCGCGGCTGGTGGCCAGCTGTGTCGCGATCTGAGAGGAAGTGAGGTTGACCCATTTTTGCGTGGTCTTCGCATCGATGAACACCCGGGTCAGATCACGGCCCGTGACGACGATGGTGCCGGCAACAATGTCCTGATCGATGTTGTCGACCTGGCCGTAAATCCAGCTTTTCAGCTCTGCCGCGCTGTAATTATTCGGGTCTGCAGGCTCCCCGGCAAACAGCTCCACATACATGTCGGTCTGTTCGGAGAACCAGCGCTTGCCACGATCTGCAGGCAACTTGTCCACCAAGAATACTGTCCTGAACGTGTCTGCCGAAAAGTAGGTGTTGTTGTCGACCTCGAAACTTTCCCATCCCTCGATCGCTACCCCGTTTAGCTGCACGATCCCCCGCGGCTGTGCGGATAGCTGCGTTGTCGAATTTGTTGCCATGGGATTACGCTTTCAGGATGCCGTCGGTGTCGTTCGTATTTTTAGGGATATTCAGCGTCGTGACGCCGGATACTTCGGGGTCGGTGACGCCGTTGGCGTTCGCAATCGTCGTCCAGCCAGTGGCTTTGCCGTAGTTCTTTGCAGCCAGGTCGAACAGGTTTCCACCGGCGACCG